AGCAGTGGCAGATTTACACGGATATCAGTTGCGGACATTCCACCGCTGGTATACTGGATGTTGGATGGGGTTGTCATCTTTGCCCACTGATCCTTGTCCATCTCTGACAGGAACACCTCAGAATACAGACGCCACCAAGCCTGGTAGTGCTTATCAATGCGCTGGCCACCAATGGTCAGCTCCAGATCGGCGATGGCACGCTCGGCAATCCAGTTGTAATCTGGAGTTGCATTGGTAGATGTCTGTGACAGGGCGGTGGCAGTGCCGTTAGCAACGATTGGTGCCATAGACACATACATGTTACCAATCAGATCACCATTGCGTGCAATGGTAACAGACACGCGATTACCACCAGCAACGGAACCGTTCACAGTCTGTATGATGTTCTCCATTGCGAAGTTGGTGTGGCGCTTGTAAACCGCCTGAAAAAAGGTAACCTTGGGCTGCCCAGTCAGATAGACATCCTGGGCGCCGTAAGCGACAAGTTGCATTAATCCTCCAGCCATTTTAGAATGAGCCAAGAAAATAATTTCACGCGTCAAACCGCATGAAAAAAAAACAATACAATTAGAAATGTCCACTTCCAAAGAACGCCCTGCTGACCGGGTTACTGAGGAGGATGATGATGAGGTCCTTGGAGACGATGATGACGGAGAGCTGGAGGAAATGATGGAGGGGGATCCATTTGCCAATTATCTGGTAAATGAGGAGGGTCAGAATATTGCTGATATTATGTCTTCTGCTGTAAAACAAATGGAGATGCAGAATAAAATCCTGATTAAGATTTTGACTGTTCTGAGTAAGACCGACTCATCGAGTCGTAAAGCTTAAAAAATAATCTCGCAGTAATCATAAATGGAAGAGCGTATTCAAAGTTACGTAGAGCTTTCTGGTTTTGGATCAAACGTTGACAAATATACAGCAATTACAAATTCATTCAAAACATATTTTGGCCCTGATGAATTGGATCAATTTGGTATGCCTAAAAATGATGTAGATCTTGATAAGATGAAAGAAAAAAAAGAGAGGTACCTCAGGGACCTGTCTGATATTTTCCATGAATGTAAAATGAATACATCAGAGGAATCCAACGGGGATCCTGATGCACTCCCTGCTGAATTTCGGGTGACCCGTCTCATGGCTCATGTAGACAATCAGTATGAACTGATATTCAGATGGATGAATATAATGGAAGATCCGGCGGTTGTTCCTGATACCTTTGATGGTTCATTCTTCCGACTTGTTACCATAGGAGTAGGATCAGATGATCTTACTCCTTACCAAAAACTGACTTTGTATATGCTGGATAGTCTGCAGAGGGAAAAGTACACTCGTTACAAGGGCTCCTGTTGTAAAGAAATTTTGACACCTGAGAAAAAGCCAACGAGGGCCTGGGAAACTATAATGGAACTCAAAGAATTTGTTTATTCTCATCTTCAAAAAGAGACAAAGTATGACATGTGGCAAAATTCAACTGCAAAGGCGGGAAATATCAGCGAATGCATAAAATTTCTATCAGTCTGTAAGGATATCCAATTTCCTGAAATTAAAAAGGATCGAAATGTTTGGTCATTCCGGAATGGAATTTACAATGGACGTATTGATAAATTTTACAAGTATGGCTCTGAGGATGATGTTCCAGTTGTATCTTGTAAATATTTTGATTTGGACTTTCTAGAGTGTCCCCCTGATGATTGGTATCAAATTCCAACTCCATATTTTCAGAGCATTCTTGATTATCAAAAGTTTGATGAGGATGTGTGCCGTTGGTTTTACGTTTTTGCTGGGCGGTTGTGTTTTGAGTTGAACACTATTGACTGTTGGCAAGTGATTCCATTTCTGAAGGGTATTGCTGGGTCTGGAAAGAGTACACTCATCACAAAGGCGCTCAAAAAGTTTTATGAAACGGAGGATGTCAAGACTTTGTCCAATAATATGGAGAAGAAGTTTGGTCTCTCAAGTATTCATGATTGTCTTATGTTTATTGGCCCAGAGGTCAAGGGAGACCTTGCACTTGAACAGGCTGAGTTTCAGTCGATGGTTTCGGGGGAGGATATTTCAATTGCTGTAAAGAATGAAAAGGCCATCACAAAAGAGTGGAGGACTCCTGGAATTCTTGCAGGAAATGAAGTTCCAAATTGGAAAGACAACTCTGGAAGTATCCAGCGTCGAATTGTAACATGGAATTTTACGAAACAGGTTCTGAATGCGGATCCAAAATTGGAGGACAAACTTGAAATGGAACTTGCGTGTATACTTCAAAAGTGTGTCAAGGCGTACCTCGAATACACATCACTCTACGGGAATCAAGACGTCTGGAATGTGTTGCCAAACTATTTCAAAGAGATGCGAAAGAAGATTGCATCCACGACAAACTCCTTGGTCCATTTTCTTGGATCCGAGAAGATTGTTTATGGGAGGTCTCCAACATCTGGGATGTTGTTATTTGTTCCTCAAAAGGTGTTTGTCAATCTTTTCATGTCTCATTGTCAAGAAAACAACTTGGTTCGCCCTCGTGGTTTCAACGAAGATACATATGCAGCACCATTTAGCAGTCGTGACATTGAGGTTCGCACTGAAACTGTAATGTACAATGGGGTACATTATTGTTCTCAGCCTGTTATTTATGGTCTTGATATCGTTTCAACTTTGGAGGCTCAGATTTGAACTTCGCAAAGTCCATTTTTTCTCTTTTCTAAAACGCGATCCCAAAAAGCCTTCATCTTTGGAAGGTGCGCCGCGAACCACTCCCGGTCCCTTGGGACCTCGATAACCTTTAAAGTTTCAGTTGGTTCGTGATATTGTATAAAATGACAAATCTCCAATTCAGTTATTTCCATAAGTATCTGAATTTGAGGAAGATAATACACAGGAACTTTTGGTGAAATCTTATTGGGACACTTAATCTCAATCAGATACCCATCTTCTGTAATTCCGTCAGCGGAACCACCGAGCCATTTATGAACCGGGTGAACGATGAGTCCAATTTCATGGGATTTTTTCTGATACTGTTCATCATACATGTCTCTTACAATGGGTTCAAGACGAATACCTCTCTCTATGTTGGCATTTGTAAAATTCTTCTTGAATCCACATTTTTCAATCAAAAGAGATTCCGAACTTTTAAAGAAGTTGAGATCAAGGGCTGCCGCCGCGTCACTCGCCGTCAGAAGATTACCACGGAGCTGAAACCATTCCTGACTTCTCTGCTCATCATAAGCAGCACTCAACAATTTTTGCACGATTGGATCCATTCATTCAACAACGTAACATCTTTTTAAGTGCATCGCGAGCTGCATCTTGTTCGGCTTGTTTCTTATTTTGACCAACACCAGATCCGCATACTTTTGAATCTATGTATACAGTCACTTTAAATGTACCTTTTGAATTAGAATCAAGTGAGTAAACAGGTAAAGGCTGTTTATTTGTGTGGCACATGCGCATAAGCTGGTCTTTAAAATTATCATCGGTGTCAAAATCAACTGGGTACAATTCTAAAAGTTTCAATACGAATTCACGAGTACGAATAAGTCCTAAATCTAAATACATAGCGCCTATAAGAGCTTCAAATACATCTTCTAAAATCTTTGGATTTTTATTCCATTCATTCCTGGTCCCCTTTTCATCCATCTGGATCCATTTGTAAAGTTCTAATTTATGTGATATGTTAGATAAAGTCGTACCTCTTACGATTTTTGTACGAGCCTTTGTCAAAAACCCCTCATTTTCGACATTTCCAAACATATCAAATAAATATTTTGTGACAATAAACCCAAGAATTGAATCCCCTATAAATTCCAAGTTATCATATGATTGATTAACATCGTGTGACTTGTGAGTAAAAGCCCTGATGTAATTATCAATTTTATTTATTCTTGTACCGATGATACCTTCAAGTTCCAATTGAGTAATAGGTACCACCATCTTTTATATTACTTTACTATTATCTTTAAGCAATCACCGCCACCTTCTTACCAGTCTTTACTGCTGGTCGTCCGCTCTTTGGTGGCTCATCTACAGGAGTCTGAACAGGGGCCACCACTGGAGTATCCTTGATGTAATGATCCTTCATGTATCGCTGAATATTCAGGTATGTAATCTCGGTGCCTTCTGGGGGATTCAGAAGATCCTTCAGAGCTGCATCCATGGTAATCTTCTGACCATTCTTCAGATTGTGCTCTGCTGCATACACATTGATACGCTTTGTAACCTCGGACCGAGAAATCATCTCATCAGGCTGAAGCTGGAGAAAAGCCCGAAGCTTGTCCGAAATTTTGAGGGGACGCTTGAAACTGTTGTTGGCCGTACGGACTTTGGCCTTCTCCCCCGTTGGGTCCTCCAGCAGCTGGTGAATTTTGCGCATTTCCCGGTGAAGAGACTTGATTGCGAGCTCCAAAGAGTCCAGAGTAGCCATTATTAATATATGTAGACACCTTATCTTTAACACCTGGAATAAAGAAGATGATTGCAACGAGTATCACGAATATAGCCATCTTTGATGTTTGTGAAAGCATGAGAAGACTAATCATCAGCATACTCGTCTGATCAAGCATTCTTGTAATAAAGGAATATTTTCTATATATAATAAATGGCACACATATTTGAAAAACCTACGAAGCTCAGTGACGGAAGGTACTTTGTGAAAATGTCAGACACAGACAACAAACGTATTTTCAAACAACTGAATGGGTGTACTGTTGTCGGACCTGGCTGTTACAAAATACCAGTTGATCTCTCTGACTATGATGAGAAGATACTCGCAAAGGCTGCTGAGTCTTCAGAGGACTGGTTCGGAAAGACAATCTCACTCGAGACGCTTACAAAAATGTATGAAAACTCAGTAACATCAGATGTATTTGAGGCGAGTCTCATGAAGATCAAGGGAAAGTGTGTAACACTTGTATTTAACGCCAACAAGGAGGAGATTCCGGTCGAAGAGCTCCAAAAGGGTTGCAAATGTAATCTTATTGTGGAACTGTCTGGTATTTGGTTCCTAAAGAAAAATTTTGGACCCATTTGGAGAGTAGCTCAGGCTCGTATACTAAATTCTGAACAAAAATCACCAGTGAATAAATATATGTTTGACGATGAAGCTCAGGAAGATGAAGTTGCAGAGGAGGATCTAGAAGATTTTTCTTGATGCATTATAAATGACTCTTGATGGTAAAACATTGGCAATTATTGCCCTGGCTGTATTTTTGATTTATATTTTTTTCATCAAGCCAAAGACTGTAAAGAGTTCTTTCGTACTTGAAGGTGCCCCTTACCAATCTGACGATGCACCTCCAGCTGTTTCAGAGGGTGCTCCAATGTCCCCCGATTCTCTTCCAGCTGGTATGCTCCCAAAGGAGGTGCCCGTTTCTGAGGATTTCAGCCAGTTTTCTACTGACACCATTCTGGCCAATCAGAATTACCTTGATCCCCGCAACATGATTGGGTACCCAGAGACCATTGGTGGTACTTTACGTAACGCCAACTGGCAGATTCGCTCCGAGCCACCAAATCCCCGTGACCCAGTGAGCATCTTTAACCTGTCAACAATTGTTCCAGAACAGATGAGACCTCTGTTTGAGATTCAGGATTCAGATTACAAGTAGACGACTCATTTCTGAGACGACTCATTTCTGAGACGACTCATTTCTGAGTCGGTTTAAAGACAAGAACCAAAATAAATACAAATGTCTGATTTAAAGCAAACTATTGAAGAATGGGTCAGTTTGAAGGCGCAGATTAGTGCAGCACGTAAGGATGTTTCAGTCCTCTCAAAGAGAGAGAAGGAACTTGCTACTTTTATAAAGAATACTATGAAACAGAATGATGTAGATGATATTAAACTAAATGATAAGAAGGTTCGTTTCCGTGAGAAGGAAACAAAGGGAAGTATTACAAAGGATGTGATTGTGAAAGGTCTGAAAGCATATTTTACAGGAGACGAAGTTAAAGTAGAGGGTGCTATGAAAGCTATAGCAGACAGCGCGCCTTCAAAGACAACTTCGTCTTTGTCTCTTTTGAAGAATGGGTCTAAACAATGAGTGGTCAGATCAGTACTGGGATCCAGATTACCCGGAATCTGGGGATGATGATAATAGTGATTTTTATGAACAAAATTTTACATTTGAAGATTACTGTGATTACAACAGTGTAGATCTTCTGAATATCTGGTTTACACTTCAAGAAAATGCTCAGCTCTATTACCATGTGAATAATCGTATTACATTCACAAATTTTTGTGAATTCATGTACTATTCACATGATGAGGGACAGTTGGACAACTGTGAACAGTTGGACAACTGCTCGCAATTGGACAACTGCTCGCAATTGGACGGGGCTCTTTGGAATCTTTGGTATTCAATTGGGTCTCCCAAAACTTTTTATGAATTTTATATCTTCTACAAGTAAATGAAGTTGGATATCAGAAGCCCAAAAGTTTTTACTCCCGCCATTCTTTTTGCCATAATTGCATCTGGTATGCTTGCATTTATGCACATGACGAATACTCATGTATTTGGTAAGGCGCTTCTGGTGAATGCCCTTATCTTCAGCATTCTGTATTATGTTATCATTCGCTTCCTGACGAATGTCAAGTCTATGACCACAGCTGACATTGTTGTGCCTCTTCTTCTTTTTATCATTCTGATGCCAGGTGTATTCCTGACTCTGCCTCCAGGGTCTAAGGGTGTCTTTATGTCAGGCCAGACAAGCACTGCTGCAGTTGCAGTTCACACCCTTGTATACGCAGTTCTTTATGCGTTCATTAGATCATCATTCCCTAGCCAATATTAGATGAAGCATCTTATCATCGGGAGTGGTGCCATGATAGCTTTTAAGTTTTTAGGAGTCCTAAAGTATTTAAAGGATCATGGTCATCTCGAGGACGTGGAAGAAATATCATCAGCATCATCAGGTGCTTTAATTGGTGCATTTTACATATTATTTAAAGGCGACCTAGATCGCCTTATTAAATTTTTCATATCAGTAAATATTGCAGATTATACAAAGATACATGTAAAAAATTTTATTAAAAACTGGGGTCTCATAGACAGTTCAAATGTCAAAAAACTTGCCGATGAACATGGGTTCCGGGACATCACCTTTAGAGAACTTTATGAAATTTGGCCCGTAAAGTTTCACGTGGCTACATTTGACATAATCAACAAAAGAACTGTATATATGTCGATTGATACATTCCCTGATATGGATGTATCAACTGCTTTAATGTATACAGTATCTGTACCGTTTTTATTTACACCGTCAGAAGGGCAGTATCTAGATGGAAGCACAATTGAATCCAATCCAGGTGCTCCATTTATAGGAAAGTTAGATGTATTTGAAATTAGAACAAATGATTCCTTTTCACATAAAGCGAATCCCAAGACGCTTTTTGATTATTTAATCACTGTTCTTATATGTTTTGTTACAAACAGAATAAAGTACCAAGATTTCAAAAGAATTGAGGTACCAATTGATTTTGATATTTTTGATTTTTCAATGTCGGTTCAAAAGAAGCAAGAATTGTATCTTAGCGGATACCAGCTATCGGTTTCGCAAATACCAGATTTACTCGGTAATCCAGAAATTCACCATTTGAGACATTACACAGACGTTCCAGAACAAACCGAAGATTCTCAGTGTCCCCAACCGCTGTGTGATCCTGCTTCTTGAAATCCTTGGAAAGAGTAGAGAGCTTATTATCAGCATGGGGCCATGTATCATTATAGGCCCGAGCCCACTTTGAATTACAAATCAGATACTGGCTACAAATGAAATTAATATCTGCCCACTTTGGAATCTTTTCAGAATTGGAAATGTCCCCACTCTGAAATAGCAAGCTTCCAAAGTGACGGTCACTATTCACAATAAACTCCAGGTCCCGATCAGCAGCATGGGCAATTGCGATACCACCGTACCGCTTTACAAACTTTGCAAACTCTGACATCATAAAAGAAAATGGCTGAAACTCGATGCATCCGGAAGGTGTCTTTTTGATCGCCTTTTGCAACTTTTCCATTACATTCTCCTTTTGGGCCAAAAGAGGGTCATTAAAATAATCTGAATTATAAATTTCCCGTTCATCCACTTTGGTTGATATCCACTTTGCGTCACTCAATGAGAACTTGAGAGCCATCATACTCATTGAGTGAATAATCTTATCAGTGAAAGTGGACTCCGTATCATAAACGACAGCGTAGAAAGACTTCATATTTTCTTGTATAAATAGAGATCAATTCTTTTAAATCGTTTGAATGTATTCCCATTGAAGATCTTCGCATATCTTTTTCCATATGAGATCCTGTGCGTACAACTTTTCTTTTGATTTCAAAAGAGGGAAACAAGGTAAAAAAGAATCTTCCGATAAAAGTTCACAAAATTTATAAAGAATATAAGAATAACTCAAAAAGTTTTTCCTATTTTCTGGTCGATGCCTTTCAAATGGCTGTTGAATCATGTAAAACATATGTCTGAGTTTATCCTCAAGTTCCTGGGACATTGCAGGTGGCTTGATTCCACTCAGATAACTTGATATATATGGAACATGTTCATAGTATTTTGTGAGACCGAGTTTTTTCAAAGAATCCCTCACCTTTGGATATGTTATTTCAGATTTGTGAATTTTTCTTTTTTTAAATTCAGCTCTTAGTGTATCGAAAACTTCCGGTGGTACATTTGTAACTTCACGAGCCTGAAATTGCGCAATCCATTCGTTAAAGTGATTCTCCTTTTTGTAAGAATATTGTGTACTGGGTTCAGTATCTTGTTCCTCTTTGTAACTTCTTTCACATGCAGTCTCGTAGGTGGCAAATCCGCACACTGTACAAATAAGATCGCTCGAGTTGTCATCGTAATATAAATTTGCAGAATTACATTTTTCACATATGGATTTATTCTTGGGAAGTGAAACATCACTGCATATACCACCCTCTTCGACTATTGCAATATATTCTTTCAAAATATCCTGTTTGTTTTTGGTCTCTTCATAAGCCATAACATATGGAGCCGCGCGAGACATGTAATCATAAAGAGCACTTGGATTACCTTCCAGTTCTTTCAATTTTTTATTATATAAGGCTAACATTCTCCTTACTTTTATATGGGTATACTAGTTTTACTCTTTAATTTAGTATTAAAGATGGTAAGACCAAACTTTTCTATTCTCAAAATAAAGAGTTTAAAGAGGGACTCAATGGGAGGCTTCTGGCTCGAAGAAACTGAGACCCAGACTGATAACTGTATTGTTGAATACAAGTACAGCAACAAGACTTTAAAGCATCTCTTAAAAAAAGGGGACAGATGGCCTCCTACTTTCACAAATAGAAATCCTAAAATATCAAGTGTTTTGTACAAAGGAGTTGACAAAACAAAAAATGTCAGCGCCTTTGCTGGTCCTTTACAAAATGATTTCAATCCACTTGGTCTTTTTGTTACGAAACGAAAACCTAGAATTATGTTTTCCGGAACGGGCCTAAGGTTAACATGGGAAGAGTACTTAGAGTTTCAAGAAATTGATACACGACAACTAATCATTCGTCGCTGCTAAAAAGAATTTGATGTGTCCCAGATTTGCAATTGAATATGTAAAAATTATAGGAGAATCTTCATCATCATTTTGATGAATCTGGACCAAAGGGCAAAGAACTGTCGATTTTACAAACATCGAAATGTATTTTAAACTAAAAATACCGTCGCAAACAGCTCCACCGATGTCATTTTGGTCACCGATGAGGGTCTGTTGACTTGCAAAGTCCCCATCACATATAAATTCTATACTTGTGCCGAACCTTTTGATTTGTATATCGGTTCCAATAGCAGACATGTCCCTTATAAGTTTTTGAAAATCAAATGATGGCACAACAGTTGTGTAATTTATGTGACTCATATCAGGAATATCAATAGGCTCTTCATTGAGATCAAGCAACTTTAAGTTAAAAGTACTCTTTGATTTTTTGACATCGTTACTTATGGTAATTTTCAGGTGTTCATTTGTATTCTCCATGTGTATGACATCATTATTTCCAGTAGATTTTATAAGCTTGTATGTATTGGAAATATTGATTCCAATAATCACTGGCGTTTTGCATTCATATTCTTCAAAGTTTTCACAAGGCATCTTCAAACTCACAAGAGTAACTCGAGCAACATCAAAAGCTGAAAGATGAACACCGGTAGAGTCGAAATAAATATTCACATCGTTTATAATTTCTTTAAGAACTTCAAAAAGAGATTTGAAGGCTGAAGCCTGTATACTCTTTAGCTTCATTAATTAATTGATACCCGAATTCTTTAATTCTTCAAAGGCATCTTTGGCCGCTTTGTCAATCTTTTTCTGAAGAGCTGGTGTTATTATCGGGGAGAGTGACATTCCGTAAGCATCAAGTGGGAATGAGTCTCCGACTCCATCAAATGGTTCTTCATAGTTTGAAGCTCCGCAATTATTGAAAGATGCACCTTCAAATGTACAAGGGACATTCATTTCGAGCCATCGAATAACCTCAAGTCCTACATGCTGTTCTCCAGTAGGTGTTATCAGAGTCGGGACCCTCTTTACAGTGCCCACAAGATTTTTCGGAATACCTAATGTAGTTATATTGTGTACATTTACAAGAGGCATGAGGACCGGATTCTTCTTAATAAATTCAACCGTCTGACCACAGTACTCACATCGGTCACTCACTATCAAAAGTGCAGCCATTTATTTTGTATTTGGGTATATTAAAAATGAAGGCTCTGACCGCAGCTTTGATAGTTTTCGGAGTCATATTATTTTTCATGTATCTTAAAACACAGAACCAGGTCCCCTGGGGAACTTCCAAAGTGTCCTACTTTGATGCTGTAGATCCTACCCTCATCCAAAATACAATTACCCAAATACAGGAAAAGAACAATACACTGTACCCATTGACCACTGTATATTTTAACAAGGAGGGAGATGGATACGCCGGTAGAATGATTTTTCTGGATTCCAAAAATTACAAAGGAGTCCAATATGATGTAACTGTTGGAATGGATGGGAAACTTCTCTCCACCTCTACAGGTGTTCCCTCAAGTTTTCAAAATCCATTTTCAGGACTGGTGAAAAAGTTTGGATTTGGTAATTTGAATGTGGTTCCACCGGTACCAGACATGGGTTCCATCTGGAACAAATATGCAATTGTATAGTAAAGAAAGATGCCCTTTCTTTCACTTGAAGACATTGAAAAGAAGAATGCAGCAAAAAGAGAACTCAAAAAAGAGGTGCTCACAAAAATACTCACCATGGCTTCTAACAGAATTTCAACGTGTTATTCTCTTGGTCGAACAGATACACTTGTTGAAATTCCAGAAATGGTATTTGGGTACCCAAGTTATAATTTATCTTTTGTAACTGTTTACATAAATAAACAATTGCAAAATTTGGGGTACTCGACGAGTATAATGGGTCCAGGTATTATACATGTATCATGGGTTCTTCATGCAACCAAAACGATACAAATAAAGAAAATCACAGCACCTCAGCAACAGCAACCAACTGATTTGGATTCTTTGGCCAACTTGAAAAAGACTGCGAATATGCTCAGAAAAAAATACATTTCCAAGTAATAAATGGACTATATCCGCTATGCAACCGATAAGATATGCGATGCAGTCGCTCCGGTCATTTCCGATTACATCTTCAAAGTTTACAACAATCCAATGGATTATATCGATGCCGATAAACCCGGGACAATTCCTACACCATCTCTGATCAACTTCCAACATGCTCTAAAAAAGGTTCCCAATTTGACAGGTGCTCAGATTAAGAATTTTGTGAGTGACATTGAGAAAAACTGCACCTGGTTCGGACACCTCAAGGATTCAGTTTTTGTTGCGTATGTAAAGATGGTCTCCAATGCAATCAAGATGAAGGCTTCAGAGTCCCGAAAATTGAACATAAAGCCACCCACAACTGATATATTTGTTCACGAGTGCCTGACTCTCTGTGCCCACAACTTTTATGAAAATCCACATGTTATGAAGGAGCACAATGAGCAAAAAAGAGACAAGGAGGTTGATGAGAGAATACGTTATTGTATATCAAAAGCCATCACAAACTCTATTCCTATGAATGAGATTCTGAGAGATTACATGTCTGATATTGATCAGACTGATGAGACTTCTCTTGAGGGACTTGTAAACCCAGAAGAACCACCACCAGCCGAAACAACAGCCGAGGATCTTCCTGGACCCGTAAGTCCAACAACCGAGTCTCCATTCCCAGAGACGGAGACGAAGGAAGTTCCTGGTGTACCTTCTCAGGAGGCACCAAAGGAATCGGAGGATGCTGAACTATTCCCAGATGCTCCAATGAAACATCCAGTAGAAAAAAAAACCAACTAGTATAAATGGATAAGTTTATGAGAAATCCACTTTATGCCGGACTTTTTGCAGCTGCAGTAACTGCTGCAGCCATCTACTTTACAAATCAAAGAACTGAAAAGGACAAGGACAAGCCTGTAAAAAATTCAGTATACACAAAACCAGCACTCTTTGTGGGTGTCTTGGTGTACTTTATAGTGTACTACGGAAATGCAAGATTCGAAGAGATTTCAAAGGAACCGTTTTAAGACTCGTTTAAAGAGAGTGAACGCTTTTAATCAAAATGGCAACCACAGTCAAGGCTTTTAATGATATGATGGATCAATTTTTAACCGAACTGAACCTGACTTTTCCCGAGAATAAAGCTGTAATCAAGTTTCAGGCATCATTTGAGGTGGTCCGTACAGCAACTCCTGGGAAGATTCTAGACGAATTCATGAAGGCGGTCAAGCCGTATAAAAATAAGATTATGCACAAGGATGAGTCTTTCATTCTTGAGGACAGTGTGAACATTCCTGCGCTTTCTGACATTGATATAGTTTCAATGTGGAATCAGTCATCGGATAACACAAAGGCGGCAATTTGGCAGTACATCCACACGTTGCTGGTTTTTGGCACCACAATCAAGACTTTTCCACCAGAGACTATGAGCATGATTGAAAAGATGGCGGCTCAGTGTGCCGAGCAGATGACCAATAATAGTGGCGGTGACGACGATTTTTCAATTATGGATCTTATGAAAACTCTGAATAAAATTGGTTAATAGTAATAAATGGATGAGCTATTCGACAAGAGAAAATTGATGGATTTTTGGCCCCAGAAGTCACAGGATCCAAAAGAGAGGGCACTTGCAACAGCAAGATTTGTCATTTATACTTCAGTAGTACTTTTTGTATTGAAACGCGACACCAGGATACTGATGCTCGGAGCTGGTATCCTTTTTGTTTTGTTTATGATGTACAAGAATAATATGATTAAAGATGCGATTATAAAGGTGAGTAACTTGCCAGACGGAGGTCCAAGTGCCAATGTGAATAATTTTATGGGAAATCCTCTTATGCAAAATTACCCAATGGGACGCGACGTAAGTATACCTTCAAATTCGAATCAGGTGTGGGAATCAATCCACCCATTTATGGAGGATAAAAAGTTTTCTCAGTCCAACTTTTTCAAAATGCCCAATAACAATTTGGCAGACTTTTTACACGGCGCATACCCATCAATGTTTGGACCCTCTTGCCGTGATGACACTTCGGTATGTGACCCAGATGCAAGACCAGCTTGGATTAATTCTAAAGGACCCGCACGAACAAATAATGGTATGTATTAATAAATGAGCTCTGAAAAGATAATTTTAGCGAATCTACAGGAGGTTGTTGACATCGAAAGCTCTCTTCGTCCAGTGAGTACAGTTGGGTACCACAAAGGTTGGCAGGCTGAACCTTATGATTTTCCAAAAATGTACAACGTTTCCCCTACATTCCCAGTGATGCTCTTTAACCCACCAAGTAGTTATACGGATGATCGTAATAAACGATTTGCAGAACGTTATGCAAATATTAAGAATACTTAATTTTATTGTTGGTCTAATTTAATAGATGGATCCGTGGACGGTAGCTGCCATAGTGGGTCTTGTTTTTGCTGGAAATAAAGTAAATAGTGTAGAGGAACCACTTTATGACAAGGGTACATCAAAACCTATTCCACAGCAACCAAATGCCGCTCGTCACGATTATCAGGATGCCATGGATACCAATAACATGACACCAGATATCGGACGTCGTATAGGGGATTTTAGACTTAAACCAAAACAAGAGATTATTGGAACTCTCCAAGATGTCAGTCCCAATGTACAGTTCCCATTTGGTCAACCGGTCTACAACTTGTATGAACGTGAAAATATTTCCAACAAGATGAATAATTTAAATCCAGGCGGGGAACCAACAAACGTTGGGAGAGGTCTCGGTGTGTGCGCTGATGTGCCAGCGACTGGTGGATTCCAACAATTCTTCAGGGTGCTTCCAAATAATCCAAATGAAGAAAGACTCGTCCCACTTAAAGGAAATTACGGAGGTCCCACAAATCCGGTTGTGAAGAATGGTGGAACCATTATTGGTAATCTTACACAGTTTCCAACCAAGGAGACTACTTACAGATCTGGTGGACCAAACGCACAGGGTCAAGGTGGCGCAATCAGAGGACCGGAGGGTCGACCCACATTCACATATACAACCAGACCAACCAAACGCGCAGAGACTGGTAATCAAATATTTGAGGGTCCAGCACAATACAATGTATACCAGCCATATGTGGATACAGGTATTAAAAGCCTTCCTCACATGCACGGAAACAGGAGCAATCCTGACCGTGCTGGTAATGGTCAGAAGATGAATGTGAGAGGAGACCCAATAAGTGCTGGTGGTGAAGTTACCAATCTGAGAAGAGAACTTCCAACTGATCACCCTGGTATCGGAGGTCCTCTTAGAGGAACTGTGGAACAATACGTGCAACCCATTTACAATGACTTGAACGAACTCAAGGCTCAAAAGAATCCATTTACACAGAAACTTGATATTGCGAATGTCAATCTTGATGGAAATCCATTTAAAATTAGTCTCGCAGGCTAACTTCTTTTGTTTTCCTCTATTAATAATGGATGGTTCTTCACCAATGGCTCGTAAAATACAAGGGGCTTCTTATCAGAGTAGTTCAACCAAAACACCACCTCCCCCGATGATGGGAATGGTACCCGACCCTATGGCAGCAATGACAGCTGATGTCAATGCAATGAAAAATAAAGTTGCCTCAGCACTCTCAGGCGGATCACCAATGATGCCCCCTGGATCCCCAGTAGTCACTGGATCCCCAGTAGTCACTGATACAATTGAGGGTTTCAATCTCATCGGTGGAGCATCAGCCATGTCCGGTCAGTATTCTCAGATATCCGAAGATGTTATGAACCCCGCACCTTTTCCCGAAAATTAAAGTAGTGATACCTATTAAATAAGATGTCTGGAGGAATTACACAACTTGTAGCAGTCGGTGTTCAGGATGCTTATCTATCCGGTTCACCAGAAATTTCATTTTTCAGATCGGCATTCAAGAGATATACCCACTATGCACAGAACGTCGAACGCCAGGTTATTCAAGGAAACGCAAGTCAAAACGGTGTCTCTCTCTTAAGATTCGAGAAAAAGGGTGATCTTCTCAGTGATGTGTACCTCACTGCGAATGATCCAAATAATACCGCAAATGTAAATGTAAATTGGAATCAGATTATCTCCAAGCTCGAGCTCATGATTGGAGGTCAGATTATTGATACTCAGGATATGAGTTATTGCTCCAACATTGACCCAATTGTAAATTCCAAGTCTTATAGCCAGCGTTACGTGTCTGCTAATGTGAACTCCTCAGTATTTTTCCCACTCAAGTTTTTCTTCTGCCGTGAGTGGCAGAGCGCTCTCCCCCTAGTTGCTCTCCAGTACCACGATGTTGAGATCCGCATCACTTGGGCAAACCCCAACGCATGGGATCAGTACATAGCCTGGGCTCGTTTCATTTACCTGGACAATGAGGA